ATAATGAACTCGATTTCACGGGTCAGCACAGATCGTACGTGTCCGGTGTCCCCTTTTCCAAGTATAAGGAGTATGAAGGTCTCATCGTTTCAGCGAATAAGAATGAATATTACGATATAGATGTAAATGCGACGACGGGTTTGGAGGCGATTCAAATCAGTCAAAGTCTTCCCCTCGTGAGTGTATCGAATGTCGCGATGGATAAAGCGTGTTTCGGTGTGATTTCGGGTGTTGAAGATCCAGATACGAGAGAATACTCACAAGGCAGGTTCGTGAGCGTCGCTGACAAGATCGATGGCGACTCGCGCGCATTCATAAACTCTGTCGGTGAAGGCGCTATTTGGGTCATAAACACGAACGGAAATTTGGAGAGTGGTGATTACATAACCACATCTAACGTCGCGGGGTATGGCACGAAACAGAATGATGATATTCTCCATAATTACACGGTCGCTAAAATCACTATGGATTGTGATTTCAGTCCAGCCACGAAAGCTAAGAGGATCGTTAAGATTGAACTAAGAGATGTTACGTATTATTCGAACGCGACGAGTAACATTTCCTATACAGAATCAGATTACATGGATCTTGGTGATGAAGAAAAGGAACAGTATACTTTAGACGTTAAGAAGGAACCGTTCCCTGTTTTGGATTCAGATGATATGATTCAATGGGAAGATCACCCCACAGAGACGGAGAAGGCGTATAAACTCAGGTATCTCGATGCAGACGGTGTTGAGACGGCAGAGGCTGATAAAGTATACACGGCCGCATTTGTTGGATGTACATACCACTGCGGATAATTAAAATATTTCTACCCAAGGATTTAAAACCTCCTTGCATAGAAAATAAACTTTTGACAAATAATTCTGTCATCTCGCTTTTTTGACAATCGGTTCGGCGATCGCCGAACCGAGCGATTTTTGGCATTTTTTGGCCTCTAAACCCTAACTTTTTAAAGCCTAAAACTTTGCCTTACCTAAAACATAGAGAGTAATTTTAAAAAAAAGAAAATGAAAGAAAAAATAAAATAAATTTGATCCATTTAAAAAAGATGAACCGATTAAAAAATAAATAAATGCCCTTCGAACTTTTTTTGACAAATAATGAGTAAAAATTAAACTTTTGATAAGATGTGAATAAAAAACGTGCCAAAATAAAAACTTGGTATAATATAAAAATATGTCAGGTGGTATTGCCCAATTAGTTGCGGTAGGTGCCCAAGATGCACACTTGGTCGGCGAACCAGAGGTCAGTTTCTTCAGATCTACGTATAAACGTCATACAAATTTCGCCCAAACCGTGGAGCGACAAGTCATCCAGGGGAACCCCTCCGCGAGTGGTATGTCCACGGTTCGTTTTGAACGAAAAGGCGATCTTCTCGGATACTGTTATTTGGCCCCAAACAATGGGACAAATGCTTTAACGTACACCCCAGCAGAGTGGGATGATTTGGTAACGAAGGTCGAAATTCTGATCGGTGGACAAGTTATTGATGAACAATCGTCTCTTTTCTCTCTTTTCATTGCCCCAAATACACTTTCCCAGAGCATCTCCAAGTCTACGACTGGTTTTGGTGCTCCAACAAAGAGTAAATTTTATCCATTAAGATTTGCTTTCTGTGAAAACTGGCAATCCGCTATCCCATTGGTGGCGTTGCAATATCACGACGTCGAATTGCGAATCACGTGGGGTGCTCAAGCCGTGGCGAATTCTGAAAAGTGGGAATGCTACGCGCATTACGTACACTTGGACACAGACGAGCGTCAAGTTCTCGCGAATAAACCACAAAATATGGTCATTACACAAACCCAAAAGGCGATCGCCTCTAACTCTAAGATCCAGGAACTATCATTTAATCACCCTGTCAAATTCTTGGCCGTGAGCAAGGCGGGTGGTGCCGATATCGATATCGCTGCCGCAGCCAATAAACTGAAACTTCAAATTAACGGGACCGATGTTGCCGATTCTAAATATGTCGATCCTCACTTCACAGCCGTTACGTCTTATTACCACACAGCGACGAGCAAGGATGCGGGTGCTGGTGATGGCGATAACAAGAATTTCTTCTTATACCCGTTCTGTTTGGACACCGCCAAACTACAACCAACAGGTTCGCTCAATTTCTCTCGCCTAGACTCCGCTCGCCTCGTGAACTCTACAGCCAATTCTGCCGATGACGTGTACGCCGTAAATTACAATATTTTACGCATAGAAAACGGTATGGGAGGTTTAATGTACTCGAATTAAATAGTATATAATAGTAAATGTTTTGGTCGTTTGTATTTTTATTGGCATTTGTATTCGTGCTAACATACGATCCAAAATCCCACACGTTAGATAATATTATCACCGAAAATGCAAAGTGTAAAGAAGGTCATTACACCGAATTACAGTTTGCACAACACGGATATGAATGTCCCCAGGGAAAAAATGTACATATGGGTGCGGTTATATCTAAATAAAACAATACAGGTATAGAATAAAATATGTTCACGTTCGACCGAGAGACTATGACTATGATCGCAGTTGTTTTATCGATTCTCGCTACGGTGTATATGTACAAAGAACTTAATAAGACGAAGGAGGATATGAATGGTATAAAACAGACATTTGTTGGTTTTGTTAACCATATTTCATCGAACGAAACCCCTAATCAACAGGCGATTTCAGGAGATTCCGACGACGAGGAAGTGCCTGTATCCAAGACGGAAAGTAAAGGCAAAAATAAACAACCAAGTGAAACAAACTTAGGAGAATAAACATATTGTCAGAATATAACTTGCAAATGCGCAATGAAAAAATACAAAGCGATAGCTATACCAGTAACATTTACCGACGATAAACCAAGATTTCTGACAGTAAGAGATCGACGATTCAAGGATTGGATTTTTGTGACAGGCGGGTGCAGGAGAAAAGAAATCGCCAACCCTTTACGATGCGCACTCAGAGAACTGGAAGAAGAGACGAGGGGCGTGATATCTCTTAAAAATGGCGAATATACATCTTATAAATTCACAGTAAAGGAAAACCCAACCACGGAATTAGAATATAACGTATATATATTTTTTGTCAACTATTCGAGAGCTGAACAGGCGACATTCATAAAGAAATTTAACGAAGAAAAACAGAAAACAAATCTCAAAAAAATTAATAAACAACCTATAAAAAGGACATTCGATGAAAACGATTATATGAATTTCGAATCTTTACAAGAGTTTAATACGAAAAAGAGATGGGATCGTATAGTGAAGAACGTCATAAACAATCCAGAATTTTATTCGTGTGTGACTTCCTTGAATAGAAAAACATTTTCTATAAAATAATGAAGTCGAAGAACTATATTCTGATGCAAATTCATAAACTTCTTATGGATAATAGAGCGTATACACAAGAAAAGGCTGACACGTTTATAGAACAGAATAAAGGTAAAAAGGTATATGAATTGCTTGTATTAAGAAAAACTTTAGCAGAGAAAGTAGTGCGCCCGGATGTATCGTATAGACGATCTATTTGGCATTATCGATCATCGAGTGATGAAGAAGAGGATTAAAAGAAACGCGCGTTTGTAATTAAATGTTTAGGTCTTGGTGTAAGGAACAGGGGTTTTGTAATGGTACCAATATATCACATGTGCTCATGGACGGGGGTGTTCTTTACGTGCCTTTTGATAGATTGAACGATTTTTATACAATGTACGTCGATTGTATAAAGAAGGGTGAAAAACTGTTTGTAGTAGAACAGAAAACAGACACATATAATTTCTTTTTAGATTTAGATTATAAAGATGACGACGAATTAACCATAGAAGAAATTGAGAAGATATGTAGAGTCATTTATGATAAAGTAAAGAGTTTCGGTGGTAATGAATGTATCGTGAGTGTGGCTCAACCAAAACCCATAGGTGAGTACATAAAACACGGAGTTCACATAAATTGGCCAAATTTTGTTGTGGATAAGGCAGCCGCGGTAGCGTTACGAACACACATCGTATCGACGATGAATCTTACATTCGGGTCAAAGAATTGGGAGGATATAGTCGATTTATCCGTATACGGTCGTAAGAATAATCGAGACAAAGGAAGTGGGTTTCGTATGCCGTGGTCTCATAAAAAGGAGAAACACGAAGCGTGTTCCGGAAATGGGTGCAAGGAGTGTGGTAATACGGGTAAGATAACAAAAGGCGAATATTTACCAATTTTCAAATACACAAGTAGACCAAAAACGGTACGCGAGGATATATCACAAGAGCCATCGGTAGAAATCATGCATATGGTTACATTGCGAACAGAGAATACAGAGTCGGTATTCATAGAAGGCGCAGAGAAGGATCGAGAATTCGGAGTTATCGATACGAGAGACGAATTAAAAGACGAAGAAACGTGTATGCTCATAGAGAAGTTTATTCAAAAACATATGAAAGGATACCAAACGGCGTATGTTCAAAGGATATATAATAATTCGGGTACATTTGTTAT